ACCACCACGCTGGCTCCGGCCACGGGCGGCGATGGTCCGGTTGCGGTCTCCATGTCCGCCAACGTGGCGTCGCAGTGGGGCTGGTATCAGATCGGTGGCGTTGCCGCCGTCAAGGCGCCCAACGCCATGACCCCCGGCGCCAAGGTGTTCATGCTGGCCGCCACTCCGGGCAGCGTCGATGACGCGGCCGTCAACGGTGAGCAGGTCGTCAATGCCGTGGTGACCACCACCACCGGCACGCCGTCCTCCGGCCTGGCCCTGATCACCATCAACCGTCCCTTCCTCCAGGGTCAGGTCGTCTAATAACGAGAGCGCGCAGACGCTCCGTATCACTATCCTCCCCAAGGGTAACTTGCAGGCGGTCTTCGGGCCGTCTGCATTTTTTTGAGGTCTCAACATGCACAGCTTTTCGATCCCCGGCGTTGAATACAGCGCTCCCGACCAGCTTACCCGCAATGCCGGCGGACGCCGGACATTCCCCACCTTCTACGTCGAGGCCGTCGAAAACCGCGCCGCCTCCGAGAAGGAAGGGCGCCCGATCTTCAATGACGTCGAATACGTCAAGATCCTGATTGCCGGCGACCAGAAGACCGAGGTGATCAAGAAGGTCTCCGATCAGGTCAAGCAGGACTTCCGGCAGGAATACATGCAGTGGAAGGCCACGCAGCAGCAGTCCGTCGTCGGCACGCCGATCGAGCAGTGGCCTGGCGCGTCGGTCTCCTTCGTGAAGACCTGCAAGGTCCTGAACGTGTTCACGGTCGAAGCGCTCGCCCAGCTTGACGACAGCGCTCTGCAGCGCCTCGGCATGGGCTCGCGCGACATGCAGGCGCGGGCGCGGGCCTGGCTGGCTGCCGCGAAGGACAGCGCCGAAACCGAACGTCTGGCGGCCGAGAACAACCGCCTCCAGGACCAGATCAACAGCCTTGAGACCCAGATCAAGGAAATGGGCGCGCGGTTCGCTGACCTGCAGTCCGACAGCCCGCGCAAGGGCCGCTAACAGCTAAAAAGGGAGAGGGCCTAACATGGCCAATGCATCCACGCTCATGTCCATGGGGCTCTCCGCCTCGTTGGCGCGTCACCTCGCGGATTCGAGCAAGTCAACCAGCAGCGATATCGATAGCCTGCGCCTGGGCGGCCTGAAGCAGGCAACAAGCCCCGGCATCATGATTCCGCTGTATCTCTACCCGGCCAACCCCTACAGCGATCCGACCATGCAGGGGCTGTTGTCCCTGATCCGCCAGTATCGCTCGATCCCTACCGTGGTGATCGTCAATCCGTCGAACGGTCCCGGCGCCGTGTGGGACGGCAACTACGCCGCGGCGATCCGGCTGCTCAAGGCGGCCGGCGCCAAGGTGGTGGGGTACGTCTCGACGGACTACGCCACCCGTGCCAAGGAAGAGGTTCTGGCCGATGTCGTGGCGTGGCAAAAGCTTTATGTCAGCGATCCGGTTGACGGCATCTTCCTGGACGAGCAGCCCTGGGCCACGGGCACCAACAACGTCAATGTGAAGCTGTACCAGGAATACACGGATTACTGCCACGAGCGCGGCCTGTATCCGGTGGTTGCCAATCCCGGCACCAATCAGCAGGGTGCCTGGTTCGCGGGCAAGACGGCCGATATCATCGTCGTCCACGAAAACAACGCCTGGCCGGCCGAGAACGACATGGCGGGCAACTTCACCGGCGGCCATGCCGATTACGGCTATGTCTCGCGGGCCGCGATGGTCTACGGGCAGGCGACGCTGGACGCCTACAAGCTGCGCCGCCTGCGCCGCTACGTCAACTGGGTCTACGTCACCAACGACGGCGGCGGGAACCCCTGGGATACCGTCTCGTCTCACCTCGCGGCGCTGTATGCCGCCCTGGCCGATTCAGACAGCGCCTGTGAGGGCCTGACGCCGCTGACCTACGCCGCGACAACGGCCTGGGACGCGGGCGAGACCACGGCGGCAACGGTCACGCTGACCGGCAATACGACCATGGCGGCGCCCACCAACCTGCTGCCCGGCCGCGTTTATCGATTGATCGCCACCCAGGACGGCACCGGAAACCGGACTTTGGCGTTCAACGCGGCCTACAAGTTCCCGGTCGGCACCACGCTGCCGCTGACCGGCACGGCAAACCAGAAGATCGTTGTTGAGTTCCTGTCGGACGGCGCGTCGCTGTATGCCCTGACCAACAACAAGTACGCATAACCCTCGTGCCCTGGGCTAGGGCACACACCACAGCAAGAGGTCTGACCCCCTTATGGCTATCGTAAACGATCTGATGGCGCGCGGCTGCCACGCCAACCTCGCCACCACGCTGGTTGACAGCTTCGCCGAAACCGGCGCCGCCAACACCTGGACCGGAACCCAGACCTTCAACGGGTCGGTGGCGTTCGGCGCGGGTGCCACGCTCGACGCCGACAGCGGCACGGTGACCCTGTCCACCAACGCCGGCACCCTCTCCAAGATGGCGGGCGTGATCACCACCGAATCCCTGACCACGGCGGCCGGCTCGGGGCAGGATCTGACCATCACCAATACGCTGTGCGCCGCCACCAGCATCATTCTGGTGACGCGGTCGGGCGGCACCAGCGCCAACGGCACACCGGTCATCAAGGCGGTTCCAGGGGCTGGCTCGTTCGTCATCACGCTCGACAACAAGCACGCCTCGGCCGCCTTCAACGGCACCTTCATCCTGAGCTATCTGCTGATCGCCGCTTAATCCGCGTGGCGTGCGCCTCGCGGCGTCTGACACACTACACGAGGCGCAACCATGACTCTTTTGACTATTGTCCAGGCCGCATTTGACGAGATCGGCTTTCCGCGGCCGTCTTCGGTGGTGGGCAGTACGGACCAGCTTGCCCGGCAGGCTCTGGCGCTGCTGAACCGGCAGGGCAAGGAACTGGCGCGTGAGCATGACTGGAAGGTCCTGGTCCGGGAGCATTCCTTCAGCACCGTCAACGGTACCAGCGATTACGCCTTACCGAGTGATTTCGACCACTTCGTCAACGACAGCGGCTGGAACCGGTCGGACAAGGAACCGCTGATCGGGCCGCTGTCGGCGCAGCACTGGCAGGAAATCAAGTCCGGCACGCTCGGCAGTGGCGCCTATGGCCAGCGGTGGCGGGTCAAGCGCTCCACATCCGGTGTGATCGCCAACAAATTCGTGCTGGACCCGACACCGTCTTCGGTCGAAACGCTTGTCTTCGAGTATGTGTCCAACTCCTGGTGCGCCGACACCGCCGGCACCACCGGTCAGGCTGCCTTCGCGGCCGATACCGATGTTCCGCTGGTGCCCGAGCATCTGCTGATCATGGGGCTGATCTGGCGCCTGCTGAAGGCCAAGGGGCTGGAGTACGGCGACGCCCTGTCCGAATACCAGTCGTCGCTGCAGCGCGAGATGGCGCGCGATGGCGGGGCGCCGAAGCTGAGCCTGTCCGGCGGCCGGCGCGGGCTGTCGCTGATCAGTTCCAGGAATATTCCCGACACGGGCTTTGGTGTCTAAAACAGCAAAACAACGGCACTGACCTGCCGCGGGACGATGGCCAACAACCCCATCTCCTGGTGATTTATGCCTGACAATTCCAACCACAACGGCCTGCTGACGTACCGGCCGCCTCCGCCACCCTCCGCACCACCCGGTTACAGCTACGCGCCCACGGCGGACGGCTACGAGATTAGCCAGGCCAAGCCGGGCATCGATCATGCCATGGCCAACTGGGCGTCGGATCAGCCGATCGATGCGGTAACCCTGGCGTCGTCGCCGTTCCCGGTCATCGGGGACGTGGCGGGGTTTGCCAACGACCTGCGCCACTACTGGAACAATCCGGAGGAGCGCGACTGGCGGAACTACGTATTCACGGCGGCTGGGCTGCTGCCGCTCGTGCCGCCGGCCCTGCCGTTCACGCGGGCGGTCGGCCGGGCCTCCAGCAGCAAGCAAGACGCGGAACGTGCCCAAGAGGGCGCAACGTACGAATCAAGTGATAACGAGCGCGACATGCTCGCTCAGCTTTTGAGGGGTAATTCCTGATGTTCAAACCCGCCCGGCGCCGCACACAGACATCAACGGCGGCATCCCTGCCGGCGATGACGGGCGGATGGAATGCGCGCGATCCGCTGCCGATGATGAAATCGGACCACGCGGTTTTGCTGGACAACTTCTTTCCCGGAACCGGTTCGGTCGATATGCGGCGCGGTTCCGTGCTGCATGCCTCGGATGCCGGTGCCGGTCCGGTCGAAACACTGATAGAATACGCCTCCGGCGGCACGCGGCAGATGCTGGCGTGCGGCTCGGGCGCGATCTACGACGTGAGCACCAGCGGCGGCGCCACGGCGCTGACGGGGACGTTCACCAACAACCAATGGATCTGGGTCAACTTTCGCGGCTTCGTGGTGGCGGCCAATGGGGCGGATGCGCCGATCAACTACAACGGCACCACCATCGCAACCTCGGCCATCACCGGAACCGGCCTGGCGCCCGCCAACCTGAACTACGTGGTGGCGCACAAATCGAGGCTGTACTTCGCGGAAAACGACACGCTGAGCTTCTGGTACCTGTCCACCAACGCGATCCAGGGCACCGCGACCGAGTTTGATCTGTCCGGTATCTTCCGGATGGGCGGCACGCTGACGGCGCTGGGCTCATGGACGCGCGATGGCGGGTCGGGGGCGGATGACCTGTTCGTGGCGATGACAAGCCGCGGTGAAGTGGCGGTCTACCAGGGCTCAGATCCGAGCGACGCGGCGTCGTGGTCGCTGGTCGGCGTGTTCCGGGTGGCGCCGCCGCTCGGCCGGCGCTGCATGATCAAGTTCGGCGCCGATCTGGCGATCCTGACACAGGACGGCCTGTTGCCGCTGTCTCAGGTTCTGCCGATCGACCGCTCGGCGGCCGGCTCTCAAGCGATCAGCGACAAGATCAAATCAGCCTTTACCTCGGCGGCGCGGAATTACGGGTCAAGCTTTTACTGGCAGGTGTTCGACTACCCACAAGACAACTGGCTGGCGGTCAATGTGCCGGTCTCCGGCGTCGATTTTGCGCACCAGTACGTCATGAATACCCTGACCGGCGCCTGGTGCCGGTTCAAGGGCATGAAGGCGTACTCCTGGGGGCTGCTGGGGGACAGCCTGTACTACGGCGGTGCTGACGGCAACGTGTTCAAGGCGGATGTCGGATACACGGACGACGGCGCCACGATCACCGGCGATGCCTGGGGCGCCTTCAGCTACTTCGGCAGCCGAGGCCGGCTGAAACAGTTCAAGCTGATCCGGCCGATTTTGTCCACGCTGGGATCTCCAACCCTGTCGATCGGGGTGGTGACGGACTACGACGACACCACGCCGACCGACTCCGTGACGCTGTCCAGTTCCAGCCCGATGTGGGACACGGTCTATTGGGACGAGAGTTACTGGAGCACGGAAAGCACCATCCTGAAGGACTGGGTCGGGGTTTCCGGCATCGGTACGGCGGCGGCGGTTCGGCTGCGCATGACCACGGGCGGCGCTCTGGCGGACGAGAGCGGGCTGGAGTACGTGGCCCAAGAGGATGGTACGGCGATCCTGCGGGAAGACGGCGGCCTGATCGTCTCCGAGGGCGATCCCAGCGTGGTCTCCGCGAGCGGGTCGAGGGTATTCGTCAACGACGTGCCACTGGGCATCGATGCCTTCGACGTGGTTTACAGCGCGGGTGGGATTGTCTGATGAAGCTGGTGTTTGGACAGGACGCGACCGTTGCGGAATGGGTCCGGTCGCGTATCCCGCACATGGCGGGCGGGGACTTCGGTCCCTGCGTCGCCATCGGGGTGGCGGATGATGACGGCCGACTGGTGGCGGGCGCCGTCTACCACGGCTATACGGAACTGCCGGGCGGCGGCGATATCCAGATGTCGATGGCGGCCGACAGCGCGCGGTGGGCGCGCAAGGGGATCATCCGCGGCCTGCTGAACTACCCGTTCAACCAGGCCGGCTGCCACCGGGTCACCACGATCACGCCGTACCGGAACGGCCGGGCGCTCAAGATCAACCAGGGTCTTGGGTTTGAGGTCGAGGGCAGGATACGGCGCGGCTACGGCGACGATGATGCAATAATCATGGGCCTGCTTCGTGAAGATGCGCATCGCTGGATAGCATAGAAATCTTTAGTCCTAAATCCAACTTAGCATTCGGTTTTGGCTGCCGTTGATCTATACTGGATCGATCGGGCGATGACTTACGGGAGTTACATAGATGGGTAAAAAAGCACCAAAGCCACCGCCCGCACCCGATCCCGTGAAGACGGCCGCGGCGCAGACGGAGTCAAATGTTCAAACGGCGCGGGTGAACGCCAACCTGAACCGGCTGGACGAAACCGATCCGTTGGGCTCGGTCCGGTATACGGATCTTGGCGGCGACAGGTGGCGCAAGGATACGACGCTGTCGGATGTCGGTCAGCGCCAGTTTGACCTGCAGAACCAGGTGGACGAGGGCACCAACCGGCTGGCCCTGCAGGGCGTCGGGCAGGCCGGCAAGGTGCTGGGCAAGTCGTTCACGCTGGACGGCCTGACGCCGGAAGCGAGCAAGGGGAGCATAGAGGCGGACCGGGCGCGCTACGAGGATGCGCTGTCGTCCCGGCTGGAGCCGCAATTTGCTCAGGATCGCGCCGCGGCCGAGCAGCGGATGGCGGACCAGGGCATTCCGATGGGGTCCGAGGCTTACAACCGCGGCATGGACGAATTGAACCGGGCGAAGACGGATGCCCGAATGCAGGTCATCTCCCAGGGCGGCGCAGAAGGCAGGGCACAGGACGCCAGCGTGTCAGGGTTGCGCCAGCGCCAGTTACAGGAAGCGCTGCTGCAGCGCTCGCAGCCGATCAACGAGATCGGCGCGCTGATGGGCACCGGTCAGGTCGGCCTGCCGAACTTCGGCGCAACGAGCAACGCCAACGTCGCCAATACCGACGTGATGGGGCCGATCAACCAGCAATACGCCTCACAGATGGCCGGCTGGAACGCCAAGAACCAGGCCAAGCAAAGCTTTCAGAATGGTCTGTTCAACCTGGCGGGCGCTGCTGGCTCGGCCGCGATCATGTCGGATCGTCGCGTCAAGGAAGATATCAAGCGGATCGGCACGGCGGACAACGGCATCCCGCTCTACAGCTACCGCTACATCGGTCAACCGGCCGTCCATATCGGCACGATGGCGCAGGATGTCGAGCGCAGCCATCCCGATGCGGTGGTGGAATTCGACGGCGTCAAGCATGTCGATTACGGCAAGTTGTTTAACTGAGGGGATTGAGGGTCATGGCGATTAACAAAGAATTTCAGTGGTCGTCTGACCCTCAGATGGCGCTGCGGATGCAGTTGGCTCAGGGTCTGATGCAGGGCGGCCAAGCTCCCGCGCAAGGCTTTGGCGAGAACGCGGCCAACCTCGGCAGCAAGCTGATCGGCGCGTACATGGCCAAGAAGGTCATGGACGAGGGCAAGAACCGCGAGAAGGCCAAGAATGACACCCTGGCCAACGCCTTGCGGGCCGGTCAGGGGCAGGCCGCCGAAACCAAGACCTACGGCGACGGCACCACGATCAACTGGGACGAGCGCAAGGCCGATCCGTCGCAGATGGCGGCGATCCTGGCGGGCAACAGGGACACGGCCGGCATGGGCCTGCAGTTGCAGCTTGGCCAGATCGAGGACGAGCGCAAGAGCAAAGCCGCGCTGGCGGCCGAACTGCGCAAGAGTCAGTTGGATCGTGAGAACGAGTTCTGGAAGCCGATCAAGACGGAAGACGGCTCGATCATCATTCCGGCGCTGGTGCCTGGGTTCCAGATGCCTGGGCAGGCGCCGCAGACACCAACTCCGGCGCCACAGGCTCCGGGTGGTGGCGTTGACATGCGGACGGCAAGTGCGGCGCCGAATCCTCCGAAGGTCCATGCTCTGCAGGAAGTCCCGGCCATGTTCCGGGACACCATCAACACTCACGCTGAGCGGACAGGACTACCTCCGGAATTGCTCGGACAGGTCTTCATGACCGAGAGCGGCGCCCGTCCGGATGTCGTGTCGGGTCAAACGGTTTCATCGGCCGGCGCACAGGGTCCGATGCAGGTCATGCCGGGCACGCAGCGCGCTCCTGGGTTTGGTGTCGTTCCGGCCAAGGACGGCTCTCCGGAGGAAAACTTCCGGGTTGGCTCGGACTACCTGGCCGCGATGAACAAGAAGTACGGCGGCAACGTCCAGCATGCGCTGATGGCATACAACTGGGGTCCGGGCAATGTTGATGCCTGGCTCAAGTCCGGAGCCGATCCCGCCAAGGTGCCGGCCGAAACGCGCAACTACGTTGCCCGTATCACTGGCGGCGACACACAGCAGCCGCCCGCGGCTCCCGCCCAGGGCGGCCGGGTTCAGGTGGCGGACGCCTCGGGGACGATTCCGGCAAGCGTGCCGGCTCCGGGGGCGCCGCCCAATCAGCCGGGCGTGCTCTACAGGGGGCAGGGCAAGGCGGTTCGCAACCTGACGGCGGATGAGGTCAGGCAGGCGGGGCTGCCAACCGGCACGGTTGCCCAGATCGACAGGGACGGAAAGATCAGCGTCCTCAACAAGGGTGAGGGTGACGGCGGCGGCGGTCCGTTCGGCGGCAACGGACTGCCGGCACAGGACAGTAACCTGTGGATTCAGTTCCAAACCAAGCTGGCCAAAGGGGAAACCCTGACGCCTCAAGAGCAACTGGCTATGGCGCTGATCGAGCAGCGTGCCACACAGCCGCGGACCATCATGACGGACCAGGGCCTGGCGAGTGTTCCCGGCATGCCGCTGCCGACCCTGCCCGGCCGGCAACAGGCACCTCCCGCCGCACCTCCCGCCGCGGCACAGCCTGCCGCCACCGATACGGTACCCAACCCGCTGGCTCCTCCGGCACCCGCACAGCCTCCCGCGGCGCCTCCAGCGCCTCCAGCAGCGGCGGCGCCTCCGGGGCTGCCAAAGGTCACGATCATCCAGGAAAAGGCGCCGGCAAAACCGACCAACGAGCAGAACCTCAACGCCGGCTTCGCCAACCGGCTGAACATGGCCAACAGCGTCTTTGATTCCCTTGAGGGAGATGGGTACGTCACGCCATCGCTCAAGGATCGGGCAGCATCGAATATCCCGGTGGTCGGCGGATACCTGGAGAGCGAAAACTTTCAGAAACAGGACCAGGCAAGGCGGGAATTCATCAACGCCCAGCTTCGCCGTGAGTCCGGCGCCTCGATCAGCGATGCCGAATTCGCCAACGCCAACCGGCAGTACTTCCCGCAACCCGGCGACAGCGATGCTGTGATCGCTCAGAAGCGTGTCTCCCGCGAACTGGCCATAGCCAACATGGCGCAGTCGGCCGGACCCGCAGAGATCAACTTCAAGCTCAAGCCGACACCGAAAGAGGGTGACAAGCCCGCCACTCCCGCAACGGTTATGAAGTTCGACGCAGAAGGGAATATCATCCAATGACCGTAGAGGCACACCTTCCGGACGGCCGAGTCCTGCAGTTTCCGGAAGGGACTGCCCCGGAGGTCGTTCAGCGCACCGTCAAGGGCGTCCTGTCGGGCGCCGTTGGCGGCGACAAGCCCCAGCCCGACCGCAGCGGGCTGGAGGCCACGCACAACATCGTCAGTGGCGCCACCGATTCCGCCATGAGTTCCGCTCTGTTTGGGTTCGGGGACGAGATCAACGCCGGCATGCGGGCCGGCATCCGGGGCATTGGCAATCTGGTGACGGGTAACGCGCCGGAGTTCGGGGCCAACTACGACCGAGCCCTGGCTGACGAGCGCAAGCGGCAGGGCGAGTTCGCCGAGGAACACCCCGTTCTGGACACCGTCGCCAACGTTGCCGGTGGCCTGGTTGGCGGCGTTCCCGGTGCCGGGGTGGTCCGTGGGGCGACAACGGCGCTTGGCACTGTGGGGCGGGCGGCGGGAACCGGTGCGACTTATGGCGCGCTGGGCGGGTTCGGAGAGGGTGAGGGCGGGTTCCAGAACCGGCTTGAATCAGCCGCTCAGGGCGCTGCGGCCGGTGCCGCTATAGGCACGGCGCTGCCGGTGGCGGGCAAGGTGCTGGGTGAGGCCGGCAAGCTGGCCAGCAACGTGACCGGGATCGGCCGCAACGACCGCAACGTGGCGCTCGATCATCTCGGCCGGGCGCTGGAGCGGGACAGCGTCGATCCGTCGCGGCTGGCGGGCGAAATCGCGGACGACGGCAAGCCGCTGGCGCTGGTCGATCAGGGCGGCAAGAACACACAGCGCCTGGGCCGGACGGTCGAGACGATTCCCGGTGCCGGTTCCGACCGGGCGCACGAGTTCCTGAACGAGCGGCAGATCGGGCAGGGTGACCGGGTTGCCCAGGATATCGGCGAAGGGCTTTCCGGGGACAACTTCCACAAGACGCTGGAAGACCTGAACGCCAAGCGTCGAGCGGAGGCGGCGCCGCTGTACGAGGCGGCCTATGCCAAGCCGCTGGTATGGTCGGACGAAACCAGCACCTTGCTGAACCGTCCCTCCACCAAGCAGGCGCTGAGGAACGCCTACCGCATTGCCGAGGAAGAGGGGCGTGATCCGCGCGGGCTGGGGCTTGCCCTGGACGCCGATGGTAATGTCAAGCTCGACACCACCGCGGCCAGCATGGAGACGCTGGACCACGTCAAGCGCGGCCTGGACGATGTCCTGGAGGGATACCGGGACAAGACGACGGGCAAGCTCGTGCTGGACGAGTCCGGGCGGGCGATCAACCAGACCAAGATGGATCTGGTCAAGAGCATCGATGCCGTCAACCCGGAGTACAAGGCGGCGCGGGATGCCTGGGGCGGGCCGTCACAGAGCATGGAGGCGGCCAGCCTCGGCCGGCAGTATGCCAAGGGCGATCCGGAGGTGATGTGGAAGCGGTTCGGCGCGATGTCGGAGACAGACAAGGAATTCTTCCGGGTCGGTGTGGCGCGCGAACTCCAGGACAAGGTGGCGAACTCGAAAGATGGTCACGACGCCGTGGCCAAAATATTCGGGTCAAAGGCGCAGCGGGAGCGGTTGCGCGGGCTATTCAAGAATGACGCGGACTTCGCCAAGTTCGAACGCGCCATGAAGGACGAAGCCCGCATGACCAGCACCCGCCGGAACGTCACGGGCAATTCGCAAACAGCCCGGATCGCGGCGGAACAGGACGACGCCGGGGCGCTCGGCAACGCCGTGGCGGACTTTGCCACGGGCGGCACCACCGGCGCTCTGATGGGGCTTGGCCGGCGGGCCATCTCCAAGACGCGCGGCATCGGGGAGGCATCGGCGGACGAGTTGTCCAGGATGATGTTCGACGCCAGCCCGGAAGCTCAGCGCAAGATCCTGGCTGAGTTGCTGCGGCGGCGTCAGGATGTCGGCGAGATCACCGGGCGGCGCGTCGGCAAGCTGGCGACGGGCATCGGGGCGCTGTCGAACCTGTCCGGTCAGGGGATGGCGGAAGACTGACAGATGTAGACCACACCCTGCGGGGGCGGCGTCGCGCTGCACTCCGTAAGGTGGCGGAACTCCACTTCGGGTTCGGGGTAGGCCATCGGGACCAGCCAGAACCGGACGGCAATGAGCGCCGCGGCGAAGACCAGGAACGGCAGGGCTCCCGGCCCAAGAACGGGTTCCCTGGTCATTGGCCGGGAGCTTTCCGGGATGCCATGTAACCCGCCATCCAAGCGGCGCGTTTGGTGGCGTCCCGGTTCTCCCGGCTCTGCGCCACCTGCAGACGGCAGGCGGCGTAATCGGTCGTCCTGGGCGTGAAGCCGTAACCCGTGCAGGTGGCGTCGTCCTCGGCCGCCAGTTCGGCCGGGGTTGCGGCGCAACCCGCCACCACCAGTAGCGCCGCCAATACCAAAGCCATCCGCATATTCGCCTCGTCCAGTTGTGTGGGGCGGATGATACCGCGCTGTCCTGCGTGCGGATAGGGACAAAACACCTCTGACCGGGTGGAAAAACACACCACGAAATGCCAAGCCCGCGCTGTGTCGCGGGCTTTTTTATTGGAGTTCCCGCGCATGGCCTTTAACGGCACAGGCACCTTTTCACGGCTCTACAGTTGGGCAACGGACAAGGTCAACAACATCCGGATCCTGGCGTCTCGGATGGACAGTGAAATGGACGGGTTCGCCACCGGTCTGTCGAACTGCATCACCAAGGACGGCCAGACAACGACCACGACCCGCGTTCCCTTCGCGGCCGGCATCTCCCTGAGCGGCACCAGCACGATCAACGCCTCGGCCGTGGTCAACATCACGCCCAACGGCGCCACCGTGGCGCGCGACCTGAAGGCCATCCTGGCGGATCGGCTGGACGTGCGGTGCTTTGGGGCCGGCGGGGCGGGCGCCACCGACGACACCACGGCGCTGCAGGCGTTTTTGAATTACCACGTGGGTAAGACCGCGTATCTGTCGGACGGCACCTACAACGTGTCCAGCAGCCTGATCCTGCCGGACGGCATTGATCTGGTCATGGCCGATGGTGCGGCCATCGTCGCCACGGCGGCCATGACGGCGCTGCTCGATACGGTCGAGGCGACGAACTACGACTACGTCATGGTTTCGGGCGGCACGCTCGACTGCAACGGGTACGCCGACACCGGGATCTGGCCGAAGACCTTTGCTTTCTTCCGGATCGAAAACCTGCAGATCAGGGACAACGAGCTATACGGAATCCGGCTGGGCAGCACGGGCGGCGGCTCGGCCTATGAGGCGTTCATCCGCAACGTTCGGATCATCCGGAGCTTGACGGCGGCGCCGGTCAACTCGGCCGGCATCTACATTGACCAGTGCGGCGACAGCCACTTTTCCGACATCGTGATCATGGGGCAGGAACGCGGCGTCGTCGGCAACGTCAGCGATTCCAAGTTCACCCGCGTCCACTGCTGGAACGCCCTGGAAAACGGCGCGATGCTGAGCGGGTTCTTCCTGCAGGGCTACGACAGCATCCTGGTGCAGTGTCAGGTGGACGGGCCGTTCTCGTCTTCCGGCTACTACGTCGGCGGGGCGCGCAACCATCTGATCGGGTGCGCCGTCAACATGACGCCTCCGGATTACGGCGGCGTCGATCTGCAGGCGGTCGGCATCTTCCTGGAAACGGGATCGGAGGCGGTGGTCGAGGCTTGTTCGATCAAGGCGCAAAGCGCTCTGGCGCGGCTGGCGGCGGATATCGATGGTGACATTGCGGGCGCCAAGCTGATCAACAACAAGTCGGTCAACTGCGCAGAACTCGCGCTGGACAACTCGACGACCCTGGTCCGGGCCTGGGTGACGTTCAACGGCACGGGCACACCGGCCATCCGGGCATCTCACAACGTCTCCTCGATCACCGATCTCGGCGTTGGAAAGTACCGGGTGAACATCACCAACAGCATGCGCGACACGAATTTCTGCCTGCAGGCGACCGGCCACACGGACGGCTCACCGTCCAACGGGCTCCTCGCGTACGGGGAAAGCCGCACGGTCTTTACGGCCGATGTCTGGACCTACGACCCGGTCGTGGCGGCCCTCGCGGACTCGACTTACGTCAACGTCTCACTGATGGGGACCT